CGGCTGGCCGAGACGAGTGCCCATGCCCTGATGCGCGAAATTAGTAGCCGGCAGTGGACGAGCCACGACCTGCGCAAGCTGATGCGTTCGAGCCTGGCGGATATCGGCGTCGATCACATGGTGGGCGAGCTGCTGATCAACCACACGCTGGGCGTGACGGCTGAAACGTACCTGACCCGCGATGCGATGGCGCGCCGGCGTGAGGCGTTGGAGCGCTGGCATGCGCGGCTCGATGAATGCGGTTTCGCGTTGGCGCACCGGGCGAAAAGGGTTGCTCCTGCATTTCTGCCAATCGAGCGCACGCCAGAAGCTACGGGCGTTCCGGGCGATTCCTGTGTTTCTACGTGGAGAGGATGAAGATGCTGCCGAACAGGACCAGGAAGCGGCCGGTGGATTTCGAGGGGCGCGAGCAGCAGATGCTCGTGAGCTGGATGCAGCTGCAGCACAAGGCCGCTTTCGCGGTGGCCTGGCACACGCCGAACGGCGGGGCGCGCGACAAGGTGACGGCGGTGAAGCTGAAGGCGCAGGGGGTGAAAGCTGGCGTTCCAGACCTGCAGCTGGCGATTGCGCGCGGCGGGTACTTCGGGCTGTTCATCGAGTTCAAGGCGACGCCGCCGAACGATGCGGCGGTGAGCAAAGGGCAGAAGGAGATGTTGTCGCGGCTGCAGCAGGAAGGGTACCGAGCCGTGGTGTGCCGCGGCATCAACGAGGCGATGACCGAGATCAACGCCTATCTGGCGTTGCCGCCGACGGCGGGGATGAACCTTTGAGCGGCCAGATGCTGCGGTTGGAGCGCTGCGAGATCTGCCTGGGCACCGGGTTTATCCGCGGCATCTTCCACACGATGGAGTGTGCCGGGTGCAACGGCGGAGGGTTTGTGCTACCGGATGGTGCTGCGCTGGATTACCCCGAGCTGGTTAGGCAGCTCAGGCTGCGCCTCACAACAGCTGTGCAGGGCATGGAGCGGCAGAAAGCAGCACTTGAGCGCGGCGGGCCCACATCCGGGGTAGGCGGTAGCGGAGCGGGCGGCCGCCGTGGCGGTGGCAAATCGAATTGGACGGGCGATTGAGGGGGAAAGGTTTATGGGCATCGACCGGGATACGGAAGAGCTGTTGGAGCATTGGGGAATGTGGGTGGTTCAGGGGTCTGGAGTAGCGGGCTGTGCGGTCCTTGGTGATAGGCCGACACCGATGATCACGGATGACGAGGCGCTGGTCATCGACAGATTGGTCGGTCGCCTTGGTCTGCGTTACGCGGAGGCCGCTGAGGTGATCTTGCGGTACTACACCAGCGGCGCGCCGTTTGCTGTGGTTGGCCGGCGGATGGGGTTCGGTGAGGAGAAGACGCGACAGCTCTGGAAGGCGGGTGTGGCATGGATCGACGGGGCGCTTGAGTCGAGGCGTCAGGCTGCCGCTTGACACGCCCGGGCCGAAACCGTACCTTTCTCCGTACTTTGCGGTTTTACCGCTTGAAAAGCCCTGGTCATGCGCCGGGGCTTTTTCGTTTTTGCTCCCTGCCAGCCGTGTGCTGGTTTCATTGGCCCGCCCCGAGCGGGCTTTTTTATTTCAGATCTCCGGCTCCCTGCCTGCCTCTTTGCTTCCAGGCGGATGTGCTGTGCGTGGGTGCCGGCCCTATTGCGATCCATCGGCCGCGCCGGTTCAGGACTGCCCCTATGAGGATGAATCAGATGACAGAGCCAGCCACCACAGCAGCTGGCGGCCTCGCGCTGTACAAGCTGGGCGCGTTTGGATTCATGGCGGTACTGGCCGCCGTGGTAGTCATGGCGATGACGCTCCCGAAGACGGTGCGTGAGTTTGTGGTGGCCATGGTCTCGACTGTCGTTTCGAGCATCTGCGGTGGGGCTGCCGTGGTGAGTTACCTTGGCATCGCGCATTGGATCAACGATGACTTCGGGTTCGTCGCGATTGGTGGCCTGATCTTCGTCTGCGGCTTGCCGGCTTGGGTCATGGTCAGGGCGAGCTTCGCCTATGTCGAAATGCGCAAGGACAAATCGATCCTCGAGATCATCCTTGAGGTGAAGGCGGCGGTGTGGAAGTGATTAGGGTAAGAGGGAGGGGGTAACCCTCCCTCAGCGTTGCTTAGCTGCGGCGCCCGTCTTTCTCTTTTGCGACCCCTTTGAACGGGGTCCCATCGGACTTCACGTCCATGAAGCGGCCTGTGGTGGTGTCCCGCTTCACGTAAGTGTCGTTGTGTGGATTGTACGTCTGGGTTCGATCATTCACCGAACCTCGACGGAATCCGTCTCCAGTATTCTTGGCCATGCCAATTCTCCTAGATTGTCTGGCAAAGGGTGCCGTTCCCTGGTGCGCCCTCTGCGCAACATTTTGGAGGTGGTGGCAGGTGGCCATAACTTCAAGGGCTAACCGCTAGAGCGCATGATCAGGATCGACGCGACTGGGTTCGAGCAGGCCATCAGCGAGATTGACGGCTCTCTAGATCAAATCCCTTTTGCTACAGCGCTAGCCCTGACGCGAACCGCCAAAGAAGTGGAGACAGCGCTCGTCGGTGAGATGAGATCGGTCTTCGACAGGCCCACTCGCTGGACACTCAACAGTCTGCGCGTTTTCCCAGCAACGAAGGAGAAGCTGGTGGCGCGTGTCTGGATGAAGAACGAAGCCGATAAGTCTGTGCCTGCGACCCGCTGGATGGAGCCGGAAATCTATGGTGGCCCTCGTCGGGACAAACGAAGCGAGAGCATGCTGCGAGCCCGGGGGATTCTCCCGAACGGCAAGTACATCGTTCCTGGGCAAGGCGCGCAGCTGGATCAGTTCGGCAACATCAAGCGCGGGTATCTGACGAGGATGCTTTCCGGGGTGGGCGGGTTTAGCCAACAGGGCTACACCGCAAACGCAACCGGCAGCGCGCGCAGCCAGCGAAGAGGGAACGCGCGGCGCTTCTTCGTCATGCACGACAGCCAGCGAGTACCGATCGGTATCGCCGAGCGCACCGGCCGCGGTCGAGACAATCTGCACATGGTGCTCGCCTTCGTTGGGCGGCCCAGCTATCGCAAGATGTTCGACTTCTTCGCAGTTGCGGATCGGATCGCTGAGGAGCGCCTTACTGCCAACTTCCGCGAGGCAATGGCGCAGGCGCTGAGAACGAGGCGGCGATAGGGAGCAGCTATGGGGCGGGTCCTCCTGACGGGGTGCCCCTATGAGGGTAATTCGAGCCCCGTTCTTCCGCTACGTACGATGCTTTTTCGGGTGAGGGTTGTTGTTTCGTCATGGCACGCAATCAACCCCAAAAGCAGCGAGGCTGGCTCAACAAGAGCGAGATGGCCGCAAGCCTCGGTATTTCGGTCCAAGCCTTCGACAAGTGGGGCGTTCAGCCGGTCGAGCGCATCGGCCGGGAGGCCTTCTACACCGCTCAGTCGGTTGTCGAGAACCGCATCGCCGCTGCTGAGCGGAAACAACAACCTGAGGAAGGTCTCGAGGGCATAGATCCCCTGGTCGAGTTCAAGCTGACTCAAGAGCGTCTCCGCCTTACCGCCGCGCAAGCCTACGCCCAGGAAAAAAAGAACGAGATCAAGGATCGCCAACTGGTACCGACCGAGTTCGCGACATATGCCTTGGCGCGAGTAGCAGCGCAGATTGGATCGCTACTCGACACCGTGCCGCTGAAACTGCGCCGCCGGCATCCGGAGATAGACGTCCGCCACATCGAATCGCTGCAGCGGGAGATTGCCACCGCACGCAATACCGCCGCCGAGTTGGGCGACCACTTGCCGGAAATGCTGGATGAATACCTCGAGTCCTTGGCTGATTGACCTACAGAAGGCCATCAGACTCGGGCTGCAATCGCTGTATAAGGAACCGCCGCTCACTGCCGTCGAGTGGGCCGATAAGCACTTCTACCTCAGCTCCGAATCTAGCTACCAGGAAGGCAAGTGGGAGACCGCTGCCTTCCAGCGCGCGATCTTGAACGCGATGGGCAACGACCTGATCCGGGTCGTGAACGTCATCAAAAGCGCGCGCGTCGGCTACACCAAGATGCTGATGGCCAACGTCGGCTACAAGATTCAGCACAAGCGCCGCAACGTGCTGAGCTACTGCCCGACGGACCCAGACGCCGAAGAGCTGATGAAGCGGCACGTCGAAACGTTTATTCGTGACGTGCCGGCGTTACTCGATCTGGCGCCCTGGTACGGCAAAAAGCACCGCGACAGCTCGCTGTCCGCCAAGCGCTTCGCTAATCAGAAGATGCTTTGGTGCCTCGGCGGTAAGGCCTCTCGGAACTACCGTGAGAAGTCGCCCGACGAGGTCATCTACGATGAGCTGTCGAAGTTCGATTCGGATATCGAAGGAGAGGGCAGCCCGACCTTCCTCGGCGACAAGCGCCTCGAAGGCGCGACGTTCAAGAAGTCGATCCGCGGGTCCACACCGAAGAAGGCTGGCAGCTGTCAGATCACGAAAGCTGCCGAGGAGTCACCGCACCACCTCCGGTTCAACATCCCGTGCCCGCATTGTGGCGGCGAGCAGCATTTGCAATGGGGGGGCAAAGACGTTCCGTACGGCATCAAATGGGAGACAAATGAACTCGGCGAAGCGGCGAAAGCCTGGTACGTATGCGAGCACAACGCCTGCGTGATTCTGTATCACGAGGCGGTCGAGGCTGCAGAGCGAGGCCGATGGGTCTGTGAGCGCACTGGTATCTGGACCCGCGACAGCATGGAGTGGTTTGGTCCCGACAACGAGCCGCGCGTCACCCCAATCAGCATAACAATCTATGTCTGGACAGCTTACTCGGTCTTCACCACCTGGCTGGACATCGTCAGCGACTGGCTGAAGATCAAGGGCGACCGGGAAATGCTGGTCACCTTCGTCAACACCACGCTCGGTGAAGTCTGGGAAGACGACGAAGGTGAGAAGCTCGACTGGGAACAGCTGCACGCAAGGCGTGAGGTCTGGGCGGATGTCCCAGGCCGCGCCGTTACGCTGATGGGTGGAATCGACACCCAGGATGACCGGTACGAAGGCAGGGTATGGGCGTTCGGCCCTGGCGAAGAGGCCTGGCTCGTTCACCGGTGGATTCTCGACGGTGACCCGGCAAGCGAGACCCTGCGAGCCAAGGTCGGCGAAGAACTGCATCGCCAGTTCACGCGCGTCGATGGTCAGGTCATGCGGGTGGAACGTTGGTGCTGGGATGCCGGCGGTCACTACGCCGATGAGGTGTATGCAGAGAGCCGAAAACATGGCGTTTTCTGGGTCATTCCCATCTTCGGTGCCAGCACCTATGGCAAGCCTATCGCCAGCTTTCCACGCACCCGAGTGAAGCAGCATCGTGTCTATCGCACGGAAGTCGGATCGGACAATGCCAAGGAGCTGATCTACAGCAGGCTCAAGCTACCGCTCGATATCGGAAAGAGCCTGAACAGCGAGCAGCAAGCCGGGGTGATCCACCTCCCGGCCAATGACGCGGTCTGCGACGAGGCAGAACTCAAGCAACTCACCGCCGAGGTGAAGGTGCTGAAGATAGTCGCCGGCCAGCGGGTGTATCGCTGGGACGCCAAAGGTCGACGCAACGAAGCGCTCGACTGCTTCGTGTACGCGCTCGCGGCACTGCGCATCAGCCAGCAGCGCTTCGGCTTGAACCTCGAATCGATGGCCTGCGCCGCAGCGACTCCGGTCGCCGGGGAGGTGGTCCGGCGCGAGCCGCCCAAGGCTCCGCCTGCGCAATCAACCGCCCGCCCGGCAGCTGCCGGCAGCTGGCTGAAACTTGGAAGAGACGACCCATGGCTCAAATGACACAGGCCCAGCAGATGCTGCAGAAGTATCTGGACGCCGAAGCCGCTGTGCTCGAAGGTCGCAGCATCACCTTCAACGGCCGTACGCTCACGATGGTGGACCTGTCGCAGATCCGTGCCGGCCGTGTGGAGTGGGAGCGGCGTGCGAATGCCGAGCGCAATGCGATTGCGGGGCGTCGCAGCGGCCACGCTCTGGCGGCTTTCGAATGAACATCATCGATCGGCTTCTCGAACCGTTTGCACCTGGAATGGTGGTGCAGCGCTTGGCTGCGCGACAGGCAATTCGTGCGTATGAAGCTGCCAAGCCAAGCCGCACGCACAAGGCGAAGGGACAGACCCGCAGCGCAGACCTTTCTCTGCAGCACGACGCATCGTCGCTGCGCGCGCAGTGCCGCAAGCTGGACGAAGACCATGACATCGTCACGGGCCTATTCGACCGGCTGGAGGAACGCGTGGTTGGTGGAGCGGGCATCGGTGTCGAGCCCCTGCCTCTCACTTGGGACGGTGAGGTTCATTTAGACCTGGCCGCCGAGATCAAAAGCGCCTGGGCTGAGTGGTCGCTGCATCCGGAAACATCAGGCGAGCTGACTCGACCGCAGATGGAGCGGCTCGTCTGTCGGACATGGCTGCGAGACGGCGAGGCCCTCGGCCAGCAACTGCGGGGCAGGGTGGCCAACTACAGCTACCTGACCGACGTGCCCTACGCCATCGAGCTGCTCGAGGCCGACCACCTGCCGTGGGAATTCAACGACCCCGGCCGCGGCATCGTGCAGGGCATCGAACGCGACGCATGGCGGCGCAAGCGCGCCTACCACCTGTTCAAGGAGCACCCGGGCAGCGCAAACGGCGCCGGCTTCAGTCTGAGCACCAAACGCGTCGAAGCCGACCGCATCCTGCACATCGCCTACCGCAAGCGCATCGGCCAGAACCGTGGCGTCCCGCTGCTGCATGCCGCGCTGATTCGCATCGCCGATCTGAAGGACTACGAAGAGTCGGAACGGGTCGCGGCGCGTATCTCGGCGGCGCTGGCGATGTACATCAAGAAGGGCAACCCGGACCTTTACACCGGCACCACAGGCGACAATCAGGCCCCCGGCTATCGCAGCTTCCCCATCGCCCCCGGCATGGTGATTGACGACCTGCTGCCGGGCGAAGAGATCGGCACCATCGCCAGCAACCGGCCGAACACCTTCCTCGAAGGGTTCCGCAACGGGCAGCTGCGCGCCGTGGCCGCCAGCGGGCGCATCGCCTATTCCACCGCATCCCGCAGCTACGACGGCACCTACAGCGCCCAGCGGCAGGAGTTGGTGGAGGCCCAACTTGGCTATGACCTGGTCCAGCACGAGTTCATCGACTACTGGGCCCGCCCGGTCTACCGCAACTGGCTTGACATGTACCTGCTTACCCGCGGCCGCCCGCTGCCAGCGGACGTCGACCCGAGGACCGTCTACGCGGCCGTGTACCAGGGGCCGGTTATGCCATGGATTAACCCGAAGCACGAGGCTGATTCCTGGGAAAGCCTGGTCAAGGCCGGCTTCGCCGACGAGGCCGAAGTCGCCCGTGCCCGCGGCCGCAACCCGCAGGAGCTCAAGCGCACCCGCGCCGCCGAGATCGCGACCAATCGCGAGAAGGGGTT